CTTCATGTCAGTGTTCAGGATGACCATTTCGTCAATCAACTCCACGTAGCCAGGAGCTGCGATCAAGTTAAAGTAAACGGTTTCAGCGCGGATATTCTCGTTGCTGGAGATCGTACCACCAAGGGCACGAACAATCATCTGACGCTGAGCCTTGCGACCAAAGAACGGAACGCCGTTGGGCTGATAGCCCGAAACGTTGGTCCACGAGTCACTGGCTGCGCTGTATTGCTTGATGTCATTGTTGGAAGCTGCCATGTCAAACAACTTCATGCCTTCTGGATAGTTGAGGGCATTAATGGCATTGGCTTCGCCGAACACAATACCAGTAGCTGGATCCAAGGAGTTCGTTGTGTTGATGGCTTCCCAGGTGTTGCTGTGACGACGGTAAAGCTTGGGGTAGTTTTCCAAATCCGAAGTGTTCAACCAAATATCGCCCTCGACCAATGGTGTACCATCAGTTTGTGCGTATGGCTGGCTACCCAGTAGGATCACACCACGGGGATCAGTATCGGGATGGGCAACTTGATAGTTGACCCAAGCTCCGCCCTGGCTGACCTTGACTTCTGCGCGGAGGTTCAAGCTGTTGTACCAAAGCGTACCATCTTCCGGTGGACCCGTGGGCTCATCGGCACCCGAGACTGGATCTAGGGTTTTCCAAGACGTACCGTCATAGTTGCGGAACTCAAAGATTGCCTTGGTGGGATCATGGCTCAAGAACACTGAACCAATGGTCTTGGTCAAAGTGGCTTCCTTGGCACTTGGGTAGATAGGAACTAGGGTCTCATCCCACGCGCCAGTGTTGACGTTAAAGGTCTTCAGCAACCAAGTTGGAACAGAGCTAATGCTGCTGATAACTGATGGAGTCTCGAGAACCAAAATGTCCCCGGTAACACCAGCTTCTGGACGGAAGCTGTTGTAGCGCAAAGTAGCCGAGCCACCCTTGGTGGTTGCCCAAGCCGATGAACCAACGACATACCAGCCCGCACCAAGCTTTTGGTAAAGGACCTTTTTGTCATAGTAAACAACGATCGCAAGATCCTTGTCAGCGGCCGCAGGAATCAGGGGAACAAACTGAGTATCAACTTGGCTGGGCTTGCCGGAGTCTAGGCTGGCTAGATCTTCCACGACCCAAAGGTCACGCTCAACCCACTCACCATTGCCGTACTCGTAAAAACCCCAACTGTTGTTTTGGGTATCAAGCCAAGCTGTACCATGGACTGCTTCGCTACGTGGCTCGGTGGAGCGCGGAAGCATCTGCGCATAGTCAATGGCCGATCTGATCACGTAGGCCTTGTTCGCTACACCAAGATACTGGTAAGCAGCATGGAGACCATACTCGTTGAGCTCGTAGCCGTGAACACTGGTGTTGTTCTTGGCATAGAAGATTGGATTACCAAACGTCTGAAGAAGCTCACGCTGGCTGGTAATAGGGTACAGGGTGTTGGCATTCTCGGGAAGAGTACCTTCCGCAACGCCAGAACCACTTGGGAGAGTTTTGTACTCGTGAGTACCAATAATGATCAGTGGAACCGTGCCCTGACCTGCCGTCGCATAGGGAGTTTCGTCAGTAATGGTGACGCTCGTACCTGGCGACGTCAAAGGATATACCATATTCCAGCCCCTTTACAATCGGTGGATTTCGTATTGGTATTTATCCAGCGACCGCAAAGGGAGGGAGATTAAACTACATGGTATTCAAAGTTGTTTCTTCAAACCAGCCAAAGAGATTGCGAATAGCCCATTTGCCCTTGGGTGATAAGTCTCGGCTACCAATGCCCGCCCATATACCCTGAGGCTTGGGAGGAGGGTCACTGAGGGCTTTCCAAGCTCCCGCCCAAGTAAACCATTGCTCAGAAGTTTGATCGTAAAAATACAGGCTCAGGGGCTCAAATTGACCCTCGGGATGGAGATCCAAAAACATTTGAACAGCCCAAGCGGTACCACCATCAACTTTGCCCTTGGGATCAAACTTGCCCACGGCGTAAAGGCTTTGACACCAAGCAACTTGGTAATAGTTGCGGCGTAACAAGTTGATAATCCAAGGCTTGTGAAAAGACAAGTACCGCTTGAGCGTTTTGTTGGCTTTTTTGAGATGCTCGTCCGCAACATCAAGTTGCTCTTGACTCAACCGGACGACTTCTTGTTCTGGGACATGAACCTTGGCCTTTTCAAAGCTCCAATGGATCACACTTTGTCCATCACGACCAGCGTTCATGCCCCATTGGGCATCAGCACCTTTGGCGCCTCCGCTCAAGCAAATGTTGCCTTTTAGGACGTCTTGAAATGGCTGGTCTTCAGGCATGCGACATCCTCATAAAGGGCATTGATCGTGCTGTCATTGTCAATCACAGGCACGTCTTCGGCCAACCAAGCCCATTCACTGATGTGGACGTCTGGATAAGTTTCCGCCATGTCGATTTGACAGATTGGTGTTCCTTGAGCCGCGCATTGCGCTACATTAAACCACCGGGGTTCTGGACCACGCTTGACCCGGAACAGCAATCCACCTTGGTTTCTAATAACCCGGCACTCATTGGGAAACCGGCAGTCAGTGATGACAACTCGCTCTTTGCCCTGAAGCCTGTACTCTAGGCTTTTGATCCAAATGCTATCATCGAAGTGCTGACGCAAAACGTCCGTGCCAATAACCTGCATTGCCACCCTGGGAGTAAAGCGACCCAAGTAGCTACCGGGGTTGCTGGTCCAATCCAACTTGGCTTCCCACCATGGATCAGGGGTCTCGCGCCATGTCCGGCTATCCGTGGTATTACCTTCTAGGAGGGCACGATCCCATCCAAATACCGCAGCGATCAGATCCTTTAGTGGGTTAGCAAAGCTTTCCACCACGAAGCCATGCTCACGGACCAGATACTCTCCTGCGGTATCCTTGCCCGACCCCTTAAAACCCAAAATACCAACAACTTCGACCATGCGACCTCACCAATGCTTTTGGTGAGTTTAACAAGATCCACTACTCAGTGTCAGTATTTTGGTTGGCTTGTAAAAAGAGTTCGAGAACCTGGGCACCCTTGATACGAATGGGTACCAGATACTTTTTGCCCATACCATGGGGATCATCGGGTTCCATTAGCTCGTCACGGACACCCATGACAGCTTGCGGATTAAAGGGCTCACCCTTTAGCAAAGATTCAATGAGCAAAGACGCTCGGTGCTGTAGCTCGCCCTGGTGTCCAAAGTCCCGGGTAAAGGTGTCCTTGCCATCCAAGAGACCATGACCATCATTGACCGGAATGGTAATCACACCACGGAGGCGATTGGCAATGTCTTGAATGTATTCTTGATTAGTCATTGGCATTAGTCACATAAACCTTACAAAAGGCATCTTTTTTCAAACGATGCGTTGTTGGAGAATACGCATCAGCTGGGACGTCATTGACTTCAACTAAAATATCAAAGTCAGACGATAGCGAGCCAGCAATGCCTAGGGATCTAGCCCATAGAACCTTTTCACCCACACAGTCTACTTTCATCAAACCAGTCACTGGTTCAAACATTCCCATACTGGAGGCATAGGTGGTTACACGTTCTGTTCCAAACGTGTAGCCAGCCCAAAACGCCAATCCAGCAGTAGCTAAGGAATAAGCCGTACTAATCAAGTACCGCCTCTTAGTCATTGGGGTACAGACCAAAGCGGGCCAGCAGGATTGCCAGTTCAGCCTTGTCACCAAACACATCAGCGGTGGTTACCTCGCGGCGAAAGCAAACCATCGTGCCCGGTGGGCCAGCTACGGGAGCCATGGTGTGAAACTTGGCATCCATCAGAGGAACAATTTCCTTGTCCACCAGATAGGGATACGTGGGATCAACGACCAGGTCCGCAACAAAGCCCAGCTTTTTAGCCGCTTCCACGACTGCCGTTACGGTCTTGAGATCCAGCTGGTCCTTGTTGCCCAGGGCAATCGTGGTACCAAAACCCTTGGCCATCAGATGCCAAGCTTCCACGTCCGCGTTGGGCGTCTCACCCTTCTGGAGTGGCTCAACGACCTCACGCCACGTCATCTGATTGCCGGCGTGCATGGCATGGGCGATAGCCTTACCGGCACCCAGGCTGGGCAGGTCAGTGCGTACCAGACAATATGCGTACAGATCCTTCAAAGCGTGTCTCCTCTTTTGCTAAGCATGGTATTAGCATCAAGGACCAGTTTGTCAACCAAGTCCGCTCAAACAACTGGCTTGAATTTTGCTTTGATATTTGGTAGCCGCGGTCGCCGTGGTAAAGATGCAAAGGTCTTTGAAGCTGAAGCCGCCGCTGGTTTGTCCCACGTAGAGGCTGGAAAGCTTGTTAACCGTAGACTGTTCATAGCGAAGGATATCATCAATGGTTTCTAGGCGATCACCATCAGCATTTTTGGCCCTATAGCTGCGGAGCCCATATATGGTACTGGTAATGGTATTACCCGAGTTACCAAAGCTTTCCACAACGCTAACGGCGTAAACGCAGTTTTGATTGAGGCCCAAAAGCTGTTCGGGAAAGATGACAGCCTTGTCAAAGCGGCCGATTTCTTTGAGACGTCCGCGATAGAAAGTCTGCCAAGGCTCGGGGGCTTGGAGAATCCGCGCAATACGGTACTCCCGGCTTCCTAGCTTTTTGAGATTCAAACTGTCTACCATGCTGCCTCCTTGAAACTCTGGATAGCAAGCTGGCGCTTAGACGTCAACCAATCAAAAAGCCGTATCCGATATTTTGCTCTACTTGATTGCTGATTTCCAGATGGAGGTTATCAATCTCCATTTGACCCTCGGACTTCAAAGCATCACCATTGAGGGTTGTTCCACCCTGTGGACCAATAAAGCTACCAAAGCGGCTACGGGCCTCACCAAGCATCATTTTGCTGATAGCCAAGGTATAGCGGAGCAACCAAGGACGAGCATAAGGATCAATCAGTAGGTTTTCCTCACCCTTGACTTGGTAAACCCAAAGCATCACAGTTTCTTCACCACGGGGCTGACGCATCAGCTCCAATCGCTTGGTAACTGGTTGCCAGGTAAACATAATGTGTCGACCAAACATCGTACCAACAAGATCCTGAAAACCCGTAAAGAGTTCATAGGTCACGAGGCTTCCCATGCTGCTGGATCCTGAGCCGCCTAGGTACATTTGATTGGCCATCTGGGCACCAAATGGTTCAAAGGACGAACCACTGATTACACCACCAACGCCACCACGGAAGATCTCCCGGACTTCAACGATTTCCTGGGGCAGCTGGTAAACGCTTTGATCTGGGATCAAGTTTAAAAACGTATAACGCTCTTCCACACTGTTGGCGGACCTCTGACGATAGGTATTCAAAGCGGTATTCAGGGCGTCATCATAGTGGTCTGGTGTCAATTCAATGGTTACCATACCACCACCCAAACGGCGGAAGACTTCGTCAATGAGTACCTGGCGCTGAGTTTTCATTTGGCTCTCCTGTTCAGCTATTTAACCGGATTTGGTTAAATATGGTGTACTATTGGAGGTGGTAATCATGGCTATGATGTCATTGTGGAATCGTCAGAAAAATGATGATTACCGCTTTATCGATGATCAGATCCGCGAAATGTTCAGAGTTGGTGGCGTGGAAGTTTTGCTCCACAAGTACCTTGGTATCCATGACCAAGGTGAGCAAAATGATGCCACGCAACCCAGCAACAGCAAGAGCCGGAAAAAGAAAGTCAGCCAGATCCAAGACTTGTTCTTTTTGGAGAACAGGGACAGGGCCTATGATACAACGATCTATGAGCTCCGTGGTAGCTATCAAGTTCAAGACCTTGGTTTTTCAATGGGAAACTTTGCGGCATTCTTGGACGGCGATACGATGTTCTTGGAATTTCACATCAATGACATTTTGGAAAAGATCGACCGCAAGCTGATGATCGGTGACGTCTTGGAGTTTCCCCACTTGCGCGATGACGCCATGCTGGATGGAAGCTTGGCCGCCAACAAATATTATGTGGTCGATGATGTCACCAAAGCAGCGGGTGGTTGGTCACAGGTTTGGCGCAGTCATATGTTCCGCGTCAAGCTCAAGCCACTCACGGACTCTCAGGAGTACCGGGACATCTTGGACCGCAAGGCCCGTGACATCTATGGTGATGAACAAGAGTTTGATGTACGGAGCTTAATCTCTGACTTCCGTGACGTAATGGGCAGCGGCGGTATCAGTGATGCCATTATCAAGCAAGCCGAGGCCGATGTTCCAATGCGTAACTTTGAGACCGCGCATTTTTATGTGGTCCCTGGTGATGAAATGGGCAAGCAATATCCTTGGATCTTTGCCGGTGATGGCAAGCCACCTAATGGTGCTGAACTAGCGGGTCAGGGAACAAGCTTTCCCGAGAATGCCAAGGATGGTGATTGGTTTCTCCACACGGGTGTTGATCCTTATATCTTGTATCAATTCACCGGTAACACAATCCCTGGTCCTACGGGTCAACCCATGGCCAGCACTGGTGGAGCTTGGCATCGCAGAGAAGTTGATCTCCGTAAAAAGTGGCAAGCCGCTCACCGGATCATGAATTCGTTTATCAACAACGATAATGTCAATGAAATCAACGGTCAAATGGTCAAGGAAAAGATCGCAATTTCCAAAGCTGTCCGACCCAAGGCTGACCTTTAAGGAGAGATCGAAATGAAAACTACAAACAAAGGAATCGCACTTATCAAACACTTTGAGGGTTTTCGGGCTGACGCTTACGTTTGCCCAGCTGGTGTTTTGACAATTGGTTACGGTACAACTGCGGGTGTCAAGGCCAAGCAAGTGATCACTGAAGCCAAGGCTGAGGAGCTATTGGCCAAGGATCTTCGTGCCTTTGAAACCTCAATTACCAATTCGGTAAAGGTTCCCCTACAGCCACATCAGTTTGATGCCCTGGCTGCTTTTGTTTACAATGTTGGTGTTGGTAGCTTCAAGGGTTCCACGCTTCTCAAGGAACTCAACAAGGGCAACTATGATGCCGTGCCGGCTCAGATGCTTCGTTGGAACAAGGGCGGCGGCAAGGTGCTCGCTGGTCTTACACGTCGTCGTACCTGCGAAGCACACCTTTTTGCCACCGGAGAGGTAAAGTTCTAATGCAGGAATATTTTTATGACAACCAGTTAAGAAGGTACTGGCTACAGTTTTGCCGTATCTTCACTGGTTGGCAATATGAAACTGGTATTGGTGCTCAGGGTCAAAAGATGCTGAGCACCATACCAGTGAGCCTTGGTACCAAGAATCGCCAAGTGGGTATTATTCTCCGTAACAACAGCGAAAACACCATTTTGTCTGTTCCACGGATTACTTGCGAGATGATTGATATCCAGGCTTCTGCTGAACGACGTCAAACTCCCAACCATGTTAGCACTATCAATGTTTTTGAACGAGCCGTTGATCCGCTGACCAACAAATATACGGGTGAACTGGGCAACACATATACGGTTGAACGCATTATGCCGGTTCCCTATGACATGACCATGCGGATGAATTTGTGGACTTCCAATGAACTACAAAAGCATCAGATCATGGAACAAATCATGCAGATCTTCAATCCTTCGATTGATCTTCAAACCGGCGACTCGCCGTTGGATTGGACCAGCTTGACCATTGTGGAGCTTGACTCGATTGTTTGGACCAACAGGGATCTTCCCGTAGGCGCCGATGACGACGTTGAAATCTCGTCAATGACGTTTAAGATGCCCATTTGGATTAACCCACCAGCTAAGATCAAAAAGCAAAACATCATCCGCCAAATCATCACCAATATCAGTACCCTTGAAAACAATGAAGTTGGGGAATCATCCGAGTATGCGTTTTCCCCCTCGGACCTTTATTCACGGGTTATTGTCACACCGGGTAACCATCAAGCCTCCGTGGGCGTTGAAACCAATGCCCAGGGTCAAAAGCAAAGCATCATTACTCTTTTGACCGCCGGTGGAGCTGAGCATGAAAATGGCAAGGTCCTGAGCTGGAGAGAGCTACTAGGCAGCTATGGTCAATATCGAGCCGGGGTTAGTCAGTTCCGACTCAAGACCAACAATGACATGGACGATCATGAAACCGATATTATTGGTATCTTTGATTTTCATCCCACAGAAGTCAACAAGCTGGTTTGGTCCCCCGATAGTGCGACCATGAAGGCCAACAATCTTCCGGCCATTGATGCTATTTTGGATTGCGTCAATGACGCCGGTGATCTCACTCGCTGGCCCGGTGATGGTCTTTTGCCAGCCGCTGAAGAAAACCAGCGTTATCTTCTAGCCAGTGATCTTCCCATTGATAGCCGGTGGACTGGTGTTCATGCCAGTGTCAACGACATCGTGGAATTCATTGATGGGAAGTGGGTCGTGGTCTTTGATGCCTCGACGGTTCTCTTGGAGCACTTTTTGGTCAACCGCCGATCCAGCAAGCAACTTCGCTGGACTGGTGAAATGTGGGTTGACGCTATCTCGGGAGACTATCGTCCAGGGTTCTGGAGAGTCTTTCTCTAAGTCGAGGCCTCATTGGTAGTCGGGGATCAGCTGGCAACTTGGGATCAGTAGTCTGATCAAACTGGGTTGTTGGCGTCCTTGGAGGCTTCGATCTTTTGTCCAAACCATTCCACAGAATGCTGGACTCCACAAAAATTCACAATCACATCAGTGAATTGGCAAATCTTTGGGTTTGCCCAATAGATGCCTTCGCCATCTTGATCCTTGGTATAAAGGGGGTTCTCGAGAGCCTTGCCGCAAATCTCGCACTTGATACCGCTGAGCTTTAAACCAAACATCTTATTTCCATTGACTACAGGGGCATTGTTTATTAGAAGCCGCGGAGAAAATCAAGCGCGGTGATCAAATGAATAACATTGAAATCAAAAAGGTCGTAATCCGGATTACCCAATCGGGCAGCAACAATGCCCTTTACGCCAAAGAGGAACCCGGTCATCGGAGCTCCTCTAATATCTATGTGACCACAGACCACCGTGAAGCATATGATGTCCAGGAACATACCGCGGCTCAAATCATCCGGATGCTGAACACAGTCTCCAACAACCCTGAGCATATTCGGGATACAGTTGAGCTTTGTGAAATGACAATTTCAGTCAAGGAAAAGCTCGTTGATACCCATGAAGGACCCTTTCTCGAGGAACGCCGACGCGCCGCTTTTGGAAAGCTGACCAAGGATGATATCAAGGCCCTGGGTGTTGAAGGCCTGGCCATTTACAACAAACTCAAATTCCACCAGGTCGAGGACCAGCAATGAAAGAGCAGTGGGACCGCCGGCTTTTGTTGAAGATCAGCACGTTGTGGGATTACAAAGGTAGCAATAAAGAACTATACTATTGTGATAGTAAAGCTCATGAAAGCCAATCTGCTATTAAATCTACCAGTCACATACATGGTACTCCTTTTGTC